GGTCCACACCCGCGACACCCTGAAGTCGACTGCAACCCAGGCCATGGGTGTCGACGTGTACGGACGCATCGTGCAACACATGGTCGAAACCTCGTCGCTAATGGCTGCAGGTGCAACCGTGGTTACTACCGCAACTGGTGAGAATCTGGTTGTCCCGAAGTCCACCGGCTTCGTCACCACCAACATCATCAGTGAAGGTGCATCAATCACTGAGTCGGACCCCACGCTGAGCACAGTCACTCTCGGCGCATTCAAATACAGCAACTACTTCGAGATCAGCCACGAGCTGGCGAACGATACCCCCACCAATCTGTTGGACTTCCTGGCCCGCCAAGCCGCCCTGTCCCTTGGTCTGGGCTCCACCGGCTACGGCGACGACATCATCAACGGTGCAGGCACTACCGAGCCGCGTGGGCTGCTGTTGGATGCTGGCACCGGGGTCACAGGCGCAGCGGGTACTGGCACAACCGTGGGTACTCAGGGCACCGGAAACCAGGGCACCGATGCCCTCTGGAACCTGGTGGGGTCGGTGGCTGAGCCGTACGCGGCAGCGCCAACGTCCGGATTCCTGCTCCGCAATGCCTCAGACATTGTGGTCAGGAAACTCCGCGACACGTCAGGTCAGCCGGTACAAGGACTGGCCGAGCGTGGCCGCATCCTCGGTTACCCGTCCTATCTCGACCCGTTCATGCCCGCCATGGCGAACGGAAACGAGAGCATCGCCTTCGGTGATTTCTCCAAGTACTTCATTCGCATCGTCAACGGGATCCGCTTCGAGCGCTCCGACGAATTCAGGTTCCAGAATGATCTTGTCGCCTTCCGCTGCATACTGAGGCTGGACGGTGCGCTGGTGGATACCGGCGCTGTCAAGACGTTCGTTAATACCACGTAGGCGGCTGCCGTGTGGCCGTTCCGTCGTAAGCGCGAGGATCGGGCGTTGTTCAACGTGGGCAACGCCTGGCCCGGCCCCACCTCCGCATCCGGTGTACGAGTCACCCCAGACACCGCCATGCGCTCAAGCCGCCGTCTGGTCCTGCGTACGGCTGCTCGCCGATGTTGTCTCCGAGCTGCCCGTGCACGTCTACGACAGCGACAAGCGGCAAATTGACCCGCCCCGCGACCTCGTCACCCCAGCCGCCAGCACCGATCTCCAAGACTGGCTGTGGCAACACATGATCAGCTACCAACTCCGCGGCAACGTCATGGGAGTCATCGCCGACCGGATCACCGTCACCAGACCATCACAAATTGAACTCATCAACCCGGACCGGGTCACCGTCCAAACCGCGCCAGACGGCACTGTGTGGCGCCTCGACGGCCGCGAGATCGACCGGTCCGACCTGTGGCACCGCCGCGCCTACCCACTCCCAGGGGAACCGCTCGGACTGTCACCAATCGCCTATTTCGCCAACACCATCGGCTTAGGCCTCGCTGCTGAGCAGTATGGATCAAAGTTCTTCCGCGACTCCGGAATCCCTTCCGGCATCCTCAGCACTGACGAACCCCTCACTACGGAAACGGCCGAGCGAATGCTGGCGATGTGGGAAGTCGCCAACCGGGACCGCCGCAAAACCGCTGTCTTGGGTTCGGATCTCAAGTTCCAAGCCATATCGATCAACCCGGAGGAAAGCCAGTTCATCGACACGATGCGGTTGAACGTGCAACAGATTGCGCGGATCTTCTCGGTTCCTCCTGAGCTGATCGGTGCCGACTCAGGCAATGCGATGACGTACTCGAACATCGAATCCCGCGACCTGTCGTTCCTCAAATACAGCCTGCAGCCGTGGCTGGGCCGTCTCGAACGCGCCATGAACACGTTGGTGCCAAGAGGCCAATACGTGAAGTTCAACGCTGCTGCACTCCTACGCACCGACACGCTCAACCGGTACCAGGCCCACGCCATCGCCCTCGATCAAGGCTTCCTCACCCTCAACGAAGTAAGGGAACTAGAGGACCGGCCGCCGCTCTCCACCATGGCGGCGCCTCGGCAGATCGGAACCGCAGCATGATCGAACACCGCTCCTACCTCGCCGACCTCGAAGTCCGCGGCGACCAACGCGAAATCATCGGCCTAGCCGTCCCCACAACACACCCACCAACATCGGCGCCTACACCGAGATCTTCGTCCGCGGCGCATTCGCCGACGCCACCACACATCCGCTCACCGCCGCACATCCCCGCGACGGCGGCGAACTACCCATAGGCGTATCCACCGAACTACGCGAAGCCAACGACGGACTGCACGGCACATGGAAGGTCAGCCGCACCACCCCTCGGAGATGAAGTCCTCGAACTGGTACGCGACGGTGCACTCACCGGCCTCTCCATTGGGTTCGTGCCACTGCCCGGCGGCGACAGGTGGAGTTACAACCGCACCAAGGTCGAACGGCACAAGGCCGAGCTAGATCATGTTGGAGTAGTCAGGCGCCCCGCCTACGACACTGCACGCATCGCTGCGATACGCGCCGAGCACCAGCTGCGGCTGTGGCGTCTCCAGCTCGCCCTTCGGCGCCACTAATGCCCGCGGCACCAGGACGGCAAGGCAGACCCTGGCGCAGACTCAGGCTGCAGATCCTCGCCGCCTCAGACGTGTGCTGGATCTGCGGACACCCAGGCTCACAGTCCGTTGATCACGTTCAACCGCTCAGCCTCGGCGGCGCTCCCCGCGACCGAGCCAACCTGAGACCAGCGCACGGTGTCGAAGGTTGCCCGTACTGCGGCCGCAAATGCAACAGCAGCCGAGGCAACGGCACCCACCGTCGACCCGGCCGACGCGCCTTCCGCACATCCCGGGCGTGGTGATCACAATGGGCAGCCAAGACCAACATGATCACGATGAATTTCTGAATGAGGGTCAACGGGCGACTGCGGAAGGTCCCGATTTTTTGTGCCGGGGCAGGAGGGGGGAGCCTGCGAGACCGCGACCCGAGCCGAGATCGGTGCCCTGACAGGCCCTGTAAGCCCCACATTGGCAGCTACAGCGCTGCACCTGGCCCGCCACCTCGACCGGGGCGCTGGTCTGGCCACAGCCGCTACGGCGCGGGAACTGAGAGCCACCATCGCCGCCCTGACCGCCGGGGGAGGTCAGGATGATGGCACGCAGGAACTCCTCGAGCGACTGTCCGCCCCGGTATTCAACGGTCCGCAACCGGTCCCGGGCGACATACGGCCCACGGGCCGCAGGGGTGGCAGGACTTCTCCAAACTGACCCGATGCCGTGGCAGGCGGATGTGTTGGACACGGCATTGGAGATCGACCCGGATACCGGCCAGCTTGCCTACCGCGAGGTGGTGCTGACGGTGCCTAGACAGTCCGGGAAGACTGTTTTGCAGCTTGCTGTGATGGTGCACCGGGCCCTCGGGTTGGGCGCCCCGCAAAACATCGTTTACACCGCCCAAGATCGTAACCATGCGCTGTTGAAGTGGTCCGATGAGCATGTGCCGACAATGGAGCGGTCGCCGCTGGGCAAACTGTTCACAGTCGCAAGCGCACCGGCGCCGAGGCGGTGATGTGGGCCCACGGTTCGAGGCATTCGATCACTGCACCGACCGAGATTGCTGGGCATTCGCAGACCTTGGATTTGGCGAGGTCGATGAGGCGTGGGCCCGCACCGATGACAAGCTTGAGCAGGGCCTGAGCCCGACCATGATCACCAGGAAGTCGGCGCAGATCTGGATTGTCAGCACTGCCGGTACGGCCGCCTCCACGTGGCTGCGTTCCAAGGTGGACGCCGGCAGGTTGGCTCCACAGGGTAGGCGTACGGCGTACTTCGAATGGTCAGCCGATCCCGAGAGTGATCCCGCTGATCCTGCAGTGTGGCGTACCTGCATGCCGGCGCTCGGCTACACAATCACCGAGGCGGCGATTCAGGCCGAATACGACCGGCTCGACCGTGACGCCTTCATGAGGTCCTACCTGAATCTTTGACCGGATGAGATGCCTGCCGCTGAATGGTTGGTGATCACCGAGGCCGACTGGCAGGCCTGCGAAGATCAGCGTTCTGAGCCTGTCGGCCGGGTCGCTCTCGCCTTGGATGTCACACCGGATCGGCAATGGGCGTCGATTGCTGCTGCTGGCAAGAGGTCCGACGGGCTGACACACATTGAGGTCATTGAGCATCGTTCCGGTACCGGCTGGATTGTGGAACGCCTCACGGGACTGATCCAGAAATGGTCGCCGTACTGTGTCGTGATCGACGCGGGCAGCGCGGCCGGTGCGATGATCCCAGCGCTGGAGGCGGCTGGTGTCACCATCACCCGGCCAACCGTGCGGGAGCTGGCGGGCGCCGCCGGTGCGCTGTTCGACGCGACCAGGCCGGAGACGCTCGGCGTACGCCATCTAGGACAAATACCGCTCACCCGTGCCGTCGCCGGCGCCGTACAGAGGCCGTTAGCGGACGCTTGGATGTGGAACCGCCGCGGCTCCACCGTGGTGATCTCACCGCTGGTCGCGGCGTCGTTGGCTTCGTGGGGTCTCACCGCGCACGGCCGCCGCTGCAGTTGTTCGTCACTGGATAGGACCCGTGGCCCGGCCCGCGGAGGCGCCAACTTCACGCGGGCCGGGCACGAGAGTCTTCTAGGGGTCGTCCAGCCCGGCCAGATCGTCAGGAACGCCGTGGCCGTTTTGCAGCGCCGTCCACCGCGCCTCCTCCGCCTCCTGCTCCGGCGACACGCCCAGCGCTGAGGCTTTGACGGCAAGGAACTCGACAAACTCGTCCATGGACGGGACCCAGATGTCGACCCGAAACGCCAAGCTTCCCGGTATCGGCTTCTGGTCGGCGTCCAAATCGACTTCTGTCATCAACTGCCAGGCGCCTGCGTCGAACTCCGCCGCCATCGCCAACGCAACCTCGGCGCCC